TGTGCGTGGGTCTCTGTTAGCCATTTACTGACTCCTTCAATAATTGTTGCGCATATTGTTCAGGGGTAAGCCCAAGACGCTTTGCGAGTCCGACTTGGGTAGAGGTTAACTGCACTTTGCGTGGTTTTTTTGCACTTAGATTAACCGGGGCAACCACGTTACCAGCAGGTCGTTGAGGTGCTTCTACCTCTTCTGTCTCAACTATCTGCTTGTCTGTTTTATCATCTTTATTAAAGTAGCTAGGAAAAGCTGTTCTAAGCGATGTATCTACTCTTCGATAATATTCTTCGGGTTCTAATAGAGGATTAACACCAGCTTTCACTAACTTTGCATGAAGACCATGAGCATATCCTGTCATCTCTTCGTATCCGTCTCTATTAAACCAATCATCATTTCTATCAAGCCACTCTTTGTCTTTACCTGTTGGCTCTTTAACTTTTGTTTGAGCAGGAGCCTGTTGCGGAGGAACAGCTACAGGCTCTTCTGCTCTAACTGGGGGCTTGTAATTATCTACCCTATATTTTTCATTTTGTATATTGCTTAATTTTTCTTGTGCTTCAATTAATTTGTCAGGATCACCTGCTTCATAAGCCTCTTTATATTCCTGCTTTGCCTTTGAAAGCTGTGCATCTACTCTACCTTTTGCCTGCTCAACTAATATACCTTCTCCATCATCAAGTGTTTTTCTTAACTTTTTATTCTCATCTACAAGTTTCTGTGCAGCTTTTACAGCCTCATCACTAACTCTTTTGGCTTCTTCTTTTTGCCGTCTTTCTTCATGATACTCATATTTGAGTTGTTTAATTCTTTTTTGTACATCGCCAGAATATGATTTTATCTCGTCATCATCTGGTATTTGTGGTGGCACATTCTCTGCTCTTTTAGGTTTGTTCCTGTCTTCTACAGGTGTGTCATCTACAATTTCAACTTCTATTGGATCTTTGTCTTGAAACAACTGTATCTGCTGTTCTTTAGTTTGCTCAATATTATCGTCTACTTGTATTTCTTCTTCCATTTTTTCTGCTGTATTTTCCATTATATCCTCGTATATTCTCTAGGGTCATCAACAACAGCTTCCACTGTGTCATCATTGATTAATCTAAATTCCTCACCTCTGAGCTTAAACCTTGTTCCAGAATAAGATCTGAATATTACAAAGTCGCCTTCTTTACAGTATGGTCCATCTGGAAATTTATCTGTATCTTTATATGCAGCTTCGCCTACAGATATAACCAATCCTATGATTGAGGCGGTTTGCTCTAAACCTTTTAACTTATCTGGAATAATAACTCCACCCTGTGTCTTTTCTTCCATCTTGGGTATTGCTATTAAAAGTTTGTAACCTTTCGGTTCGGGTAATTTACGAGTAACTTCTTCTTCTAACTTGATCTTTTCTGCAGAGTACATCTCTGTTCCTTTTGCAGTGATTTAGGTTCACCGTCACCTTGCAGGCTTTAACGCCTGATTCTCGTTATTTTAAATATACACAACTATTGACAAATAGGGAAGACCTAATCCTCAATAAATCTTTTTTCGTATTCCTGCAACAGTTCTCTTGCAATTGACAAACCTTCGATTTTTCCGACAAGTCTTTGATATTCCTCGAAGTTATTAGGTCTGCCGGATGAAAGATAGTCAGAGATAACATTTATTTCTTCCTCAACTTTTTTTAATATTGGTGTATAAACCGTTTCATTTCTACTCATTTTGTAATTGCTTTGCTGCTTCCATAACTATTTTTGCCTCTTCTTTTTGATCTTTAGAGGAATCTGTTGCTAGTTTAGCCGCAATTCTTACACCTTCTCTTCTGTCTTCAGATTCTAATCTTTCTGTTTGAATTTTTTCATTATTTTTTGTTTTTAATGCATCAAGCTCTAACTTGGCTAAGTCCATTTGTTTTTTATGCTCAAGCTCGTCTTCTTTAATTTTAAGCTCTCTTTGTTGTATTTGAGTCAAAGGATCTTGTTGCTGCTTCATAGCTTCCTGCTGTTGTGCTTCTGCTGTATTGGATTTAAGAAGTTTTTCTGCTGCCTCTGCCGCAAGTCTTGAAAGCTCTTCTTCTGCGTCTTCTGGTAAGGGCTTTTCTTCATTAGGCATAGCGACACCTAAATTCTTTTCTATTTCTTTTCTATATTGAAATGCCACATGTTCTGTTATGTGTGCTGATAATGCTGCCTGTATTGCGCCTGCAAATGGTGATTGACCAACTATCTCTTTTATCTTTGGATCATTAGCTGCTGCCATGTGAACTTTAATATGTGCTTCGTGATCCTGATACTTAAACGCTTTTACTGGCTCTTGTTTTAGCATTGCCATATTTTCTGTAACAGGATCAGATGGTTTAATATCATCTGGTAATTTAATTATTGACTTAGCATCTTGTATACCAAGCACTTCTAACATCTGTCTGTGCAACTTTCCCATATCATAAAGTTGTGGGGCTTGCTGTGCTAATTGTAATGCAGCCTGATACTGCATAACTCTTTGTGACATAGTTGCTGCATTAGGATCTGATACAGGTATTACATCTATGCGATCATCAAAGTCTTTTGCTCTGTCGAAATCACCTTCCATCTCGTATGCATAAGTGCCATCCATATAATCTCTGATTACATTTGATAATAATCTAAGCTCGTTCTTCAGTGCGGCATGGAGTCTGGCTTGAACACCAGACATAACTTTCATAGATCTTTCCATCAATGCAAGTGTTGTCCCTACAGGTGCTTGGGCGTTAATGTCCCCAACCTGTATATCGGCTACCGATCCTATTCTTCTTCCTTCATCAACGATGTTTCCGAGTAGTTGGTACAGTACCGATGACGGTTCTTTGTAAGGAATGAAAGTAATAGCATCACGGATGGCACCACCCGGGACATCAACGTCACGGAACTCACCCGGCATGAGAGGCGAATCATCACCTTTGATACGAAGACCCCTAGCTTTAAGACCAGCAGGCAGATTCGACAACGTACCGGCATCGATAAGTTGTCTGAGGATTGAGGTTGCACTTTTTGCAAGTCCACCGATGAGGTGTATAAGTCCTGTTCCGTAAAAGCCCAGCCCGGGGAGGTACCTATAGTGGACAAAGTATTGTCTCTTTCTTTTCTTTTTGTCATCTTCGTAATAATTCCTTCTGATAGATAATATCTCTCTTGATGATTTATCTATTGTGATTACATAGGGTCTGGCTATACCGTCTTCATCATTGAACGGCTCTGGCATTTCCATCTCTACATGCATTTCAAGAAGGGTATGCCTGTCATCATCTTCGATAGATGTTGTCTCTCCGTCTAACTCATCATATTTTTCCTGTATATCTGACATATCAGGCTCTGGATCTGGTAGCTCTACATCACGGTAAAATCCATTATTCTGTAGTTTTAATATATCATTAGATGATTTCTTCATAACATGGGTGTATCTCTCACATGTCATAAGATCAGATGCTCCGTATGACACAACAAAATCTTCTGCTGGTACAAACATGGCACATGGTCTTTCCATGATAGGATCGTAATATACTTTCTTGAAAGCTGATCCTGCCAATGGCAGTTTAAATAACATCTGTTCTGTCTCATCACGATACTCTGTCATCTCTTCTGTGAGCAGATAATTCATTTCGTTTTCTACACGATTAGCCTGTTCTGTTTTTTCTACAGACATCTTTCCAAGTATCTTGGTTCTAACAGGACCTGATGCTGGGAATATCTCACCCATAGCCTGTGCTTGAAATCTAACTATTGATTCTGTCAGTATGGGATGGAATACACCTGACGATCCAGCCCACGGCTGTTGTCTTTCTTCTATCTTCATACCAAGAAGATCTAATCCCTTTACATAACTCTTTGCCCACTCGCTTCTTGACTGCCTGTCAGAATTAAAACTTGAAATTAATTCACTTGCCATTTCTTGTAAGTCAGCTTCTTCTATCTGCTCTGCCAAATTAGAATCAAACCCACCACTAAGTATTTCTTCTACCTGATCACCTGTGAAGTCAATGATCATGCCACCATCTTCTGTTTCAACAGATACAGAGTCTGGATTTTCAACTTCAATACTAATATCAGGTTCTGACATTTCTTTAAAAGAAGTTGCCGGTGTCATAATCTTTTCAATAGCCATTAGACGCTCCTGTCATCTATTTAATTCTTTCAAGTATTCTATCTATCTTTTCTTCAAGACGATTTATTGCAACAGTTACATCATCACGCTTTGCATAATCTTCTCTTGTTTTATTTAATAATATATCGATTCTTTTAACTTCCCTTGACTGTGTGCCAAGAAACCAACCGCCACCTAGAACGATTATTCCTATCAATCCATCTATGATATGCACCAAGTCCATCAATAATACTCCACGGGTCTTCTGTATTTAGGCTCATCATCCCAATCATCCATAGTGGTTCTTATCCAACCACCCTGTCTGAATCTTAACAGTGCTTGTGTGGTTGAGTCAACCAAGTCATCGTGATCTCCTGCTGGAAAAGCTGCACATTCTTCCACAACTTCCTCAGCCCACCTTGTATTTGGACACCATACAACGCCACTTGCAAATAAATCTGTAACACTGTTAACTCTGGCTATCTTATCCTGTCCACGGCTTGGTGTAAACTCCGTAACTGGTATTCCCATAGCTCTAAGTTCAAAAATTAAGGGTGAGCCTGCTGCTTTTGCCTCTACAATCATCTGATCTGGCTCAAATTCCCAGTATTTATCATAGGCTGCACGTTTTAAGTCAGGAAATTCTAGTTTTTCCTTGAAAGCATCTATTAAAATAAGGTTTGGTCTCTCATTTCCGTCATCATCAGGGTGATAAAAGATGCCCCATGTAGTGCAGGCACTATAATCTGCTCTTTGTGTCTTTAAAAACGCTGTATCCCACGATTGTATGATGGAATCACAGGCTGGAAAGTCATTTTTGTCCCATTCCTGCCACCATTCTCTCTTAATTAGAGCGCCTTCCTCTGACGTAGGGTCCTGTTGGTACTGTGCGTTCCATTTTGCCACTGGTAATTCAGCTCTTAGAGCGTCTAACTCTGATCTTTTCCAGAACTCGGGCCATAAAGTCTTGTTTGAAGGCAATATTGCAGGAAGTTGTATCACTTCCCAATCATTAGATCCCTCTCTTTCAATAGATTTATTGATTATCTGCCCTGTAAGATCTCTTTTTGACCATCTTGTCATCACAAGTATGATAGCACCACCCGGTTGTAGTCTCTGACGGGGTCCTGATGTGTACCATTCGTAAACTTTGTTATAAACTTCTGGATTATATTCACCCATTGTGGCTTCCTGTTCGGAGTGGGGGTCATCAATTATCAAAATATCAGCACCCTTACCCGTCACTGCACCACCAACACCTATCGCAAAGTAATCACCGCCCTTGTTTGTATTCCATCTACCTGCTGCTTTACTGTCTGTAGATAATTCTATGCCTGAAAATACATTTTGGAAATCTTCATTCTGTATTAAATTACGAACTTTACGACCAAAGCCCACTGATAGCTCTGCAGTGTGAGCAGTTTGTATAACTTTCTTTTCCGGATATTTACCCAAGAACCATGCAGGAAATAAATAACTGGCAAACTCTGACTTGGTGTGACGGGGTGGCATATTGATAATTAATCTTTTTAAATCACCCCTAGCCACTCTCTCAAATGCCTCTGCCATTATCTCATGATGTTTGCCATGAATAAAACTGGGCCACATAAGTTTAACAAAAGGAAGAAACTCATCTCTTGCCTCTTCTCTTTCCTTAACTTTCTCATACTCCTCTACAAGAGCAAGTATTTCTTTTTGTTGTTCCGGGGGTAACTCACCAATCTTATCAAGATTGTTTTTTAAAATATGTGAAAGCTCATTCATTACCATTCCTGCAATCAGGCGGTCTGCTCTCGACTATCTTCTTTGCCAACTCAATCATCCATAAAGACTCACCTGTATCAACCGAAGAAGATACATGTAAAACCTTTTCACCACGATCATCAGTTGTCCATCCTATTACAAGCGCATCTTCCAATTCATACTCTTCTAAAATTTCCGGAGGTTTTCTGTAATCATCTAAAGTTACAATATTGTCTGACAAGTAATTGTTCCTTTTGCAATATATATAAACATCTGTAATATATATAACTTACTGTATAACCATCTGTGCTATATCTGACTTACAATATAACCTTATGTCGAATATTTATATATATTGTTATACATAATTTTTTTATATATTATTTGAACGTAATTTGCAATAGCTAAAAGAATCATATAGGCATTTTTTTTAAAGTTTATATTATTTAACCTACATATACATCTATTTACATTTAAAAAGGGTGACCCCTTGTTGAAATTTAGTATTGTAGTGTGCAAAATCAACATACACACGTGTGTAGCGGCCACGCATATACCGGTGGTTGGGGGTAGGTGGGGTAAAGATAAGTCAGAAATAAATTTAGACCGGACACTTTTTTAAAATAATTTATCGTTAGTAGCTGTAAGTAATTAATCGTAGCTAGGTGTAAAACTTTACGTAACTTTTTACTTGGATATTATACTGTTGAGCCTCTTCAATAACTCACTCTCTATTTCTACAGATGATCTGTCTCTATTATCATCAACCTTTATAACGTCAGTAAATAATCCCATATTTTTACCAAGCATCTCTAATGCTTTCAGCCGGACACTATCAGTAATAGTTACATCGTCTGCCATAGCCTCAATCTTGTTTAACAATAGATCTGATCGTTTGACCTCATTCATGCGATGTAGTGATGCTTTTTGCTCCAATAAACTATCAATAAATATTCTAATGTTATCCCTAGACCTTAATCTACTTGCCAACATTCTGAGAGTGTTTCCCTTAATATCTTTACTAACATTATAATTGTTACGATAGGCATCTATTAAGCTCATTCCCTTTTCTCCATTTTTGCCTACAACATCATAACAAAAACCTCGCATCTTTTCTGTCAGATCCCCACCAACAACATTAGATTTTTTACTCTTGTTATTCCGGCTGTTGTTATCACTTACCAATTTTAATTTAGGTTTGTTATCTTTTTTATCTGTCATTTTTAATGCCTCAAAAGTTTATGTAAAGTTTTGCTGTCGTGTTCATGTTTCCTGCATGATTACCAATAGTAACATTTTATTATCTTTATTTGTAGTCTCATTTCGTGAAATATTAATTGCTGTCGATTTAAGAGCCATACAGCACATGTACCACTTTTAAGCTATGATATATCAAAAACTTTAGTTTCAGT